CAGATAGCTCTGGGTTCTCCATGAGCGTCTTGTAAATCTCGTCCTCATTACCACCAAGCTGATCAGGAGTCACCGGAGCGTTTGCTTCAGCCTCCGCTTTAGCCTTCTCTTCCCTGATCTTAGTTAGTAACCTCTCCTTACCGGGCAACTCCATACTATCAACAATGTACTCGGGGTCAGTTACAATACCAAGTTGGGCAAGTTGTAAAATCTTATTTTCTATGAACATTCTGTTCTCAGGTAACATGGATCCCGCCTTGGCTCGGACAATCATATCAACATCCCGGAACATGACACCTATCATGTCACGCTGTTCTGATTCACCATCTTCTCTAATGTAGTTCACACGGACAATACTATTACCGAGGTATTTAAACATAGCCACCCACATTGCACCTAATGTTGAAATAGCCTGATCTACAGATCGTGACTTGAAATCAATCTTAGTAGTTGAGGCTTGTCTATATATCTGAGCCTGAACTCCACTCGTTACATTAGAAGAGTCCTTACCTTGTGTGGACTTATTTACACCACTTACAGTTTCAAAGACATCGCTAAGAAGTTCGTAAAAGTTGAACACGTATCCCGGCATCGACGGGGGAGACTTCATCTCAACACTACCAGCGCCCTTCTTACGTATCACCTGTGCGGGTTTATTTGTTATCTGGTTCTCTACACCAGTGCTCTCATCTATAACCCACATTGGATTGGCTGTCAGATGGATGTTATCCATAACCTGAGAGCTTATCCTATCCATAGCGAGGTTAAGAGACTTTAATCTTTTTGGTTCTGGCTTGCCCCAGAATGAGTGAGGCGATCCGGTGTTTTTAATAGCAATAAAAGGGAAAGGATGAGGAAGGTGGTTTTCTCTGTTAAAGAATGGATACTTTGTCTGTCCATCGTATAACAATACACCATTACTCACAATCACCTGACGCATCCCGTTTGGATACTTGCGCTTATGAACTTCCTTGCCCTCATCATCAACAACATATTCCTTAGATGGGTCTCTCATATAGCATTCGATAACAAGGGCTCTGGGCTCAAGGTCTTCCATTGCCTTTCCCATGCTCTCATAATAATTAGTTTCCTCACCTTTAGTGTCGGTTACCTGAACCTTCTCTCCATCAACATCAGTCGTTCCAATTTTAGTCGCACTGAATTTATCTAAGTCCGACATTGGTTTTACGTACTTACCGTTTTCAAATCTTTCTTTAATCTCATACACTGGCATTGGAGACACGAGACACACCCACTCGGCGTTCTCTAATTTTGTAGCAGACGGGTTTACATAAAAATTAAATGGATCTACAACATCGCAATCTGGAAGGTCATCTACGTTATTCCAGTTTACTTTTACAACCCCAGTTCCGTAAACAAGGTAGTCAAGTAAAAACTCTGGTATTAGATTTTGCATATCCCTGATAGTCCAAAGCTCATCCATGAACGCTTGAACTGTTCCGGCAATGTCACTTCCCTTCTCGTCTCCTGCAACTGCAATAATATCAATCTTTGGAGGTCTCGAGGATAAAATAGGAATCATCGTATCGATCGCAGAGGCAATCAAATCAACTGTAATCTGGTTCTTAAATTGGGGCATGTTCATGTTGTCCCAATGGTTTCCCTGATATAAACCCTCCGCCTCTCGCCAAAGTTTCTCAACACTACCCCTTGCCTTTCGAGCCATACCAAACATATTGGTTACCTTACGTACAATGTCGCTGTCTTGAGGGGATGGTTGGTACTTATCTAAGTGGTCTGTGTTGTCTGCCATTGAAATCATTTCCTTGTTTTGTTATTTTTAGGGTGCGAGTTCCCCTTCATCATGCTACCATCAGGCATACGGTGAAAACCTTTAGGAGTTTTTTTACTCTTAAGTGAGGCTGACACACTGGCTCGTACTTGCTGTTTACTGTGGTACATTATTAACCATGAGCTCCATACGGAACGTTGTCAGGGTTAATTGTTAGGTCTACAGATGAACAGGCTATATCTGATATCGCTTGTTCAAACTGACCTTGGGCATCCTGATTTAGTTCAACCTTAGGACATTCTTCTGATTCAAGGACGACCTCCTTAGTCTTCCCATTCTCATCAAATAATGTTATGTGCATTAATTTCTTATTCCTGATATTGTGGAATCCATTGCCAAGAGCTTCTCAAGCTCCCTTTGTAGATAGGGCTTAACGCTGTCCTTGCTTGGGCTACCTATATACATAAGACCATACCTGAGAGCATCCGCTGAATGGTCTTCCTGCTTTGTATCTAAATCTTCAGGTCTCTTATCTGAATGCACAAGCATCGGCAGAGTCCTTATAAGATTCTTACAGTTCTCAAAGATTTTAAGACGTGGCTCAGGTTTATCCGAATCATTCCACTCTAAGTATTCGCGTACAACATTCCAACCATTTATACGATCATTGTTTGCCCTGTTTGCCGTTACGCCATCAAATTGCATTATATCCGCAATGGACATGTGAGTAGGTAGGGCGTTACTCCAATTGTTTGTGTTTTGTGGGTTTCGTATCCAACAGGCTGGATCCGCAAGAGTGTTCTGATACTTCTCTTTCCCACTCAATTCTTTTATTTTTGCCGTATGGTGAGATAGGGGCTTTCTCTTTTCGTAGTGCTCTCTATATATGTACGCATCCCCATCGTAATCCACAGCAATCCACAGGCAACAGAAAGGAGCAGAGAAGCCATAATCAATAGCGCGATATCGATGCCAGTCAGAAGGAATCTTAAAGGGCTTAACGACGTGCTTTTCATATCTCCACCTATTAAAATATTGTCCACTAAAAACATCCCAATCCCCATCTAACCAAGCTCTTCTAAGTTCACCCGGTAGACCCTCAAGTGTTTTAACGTAGTTAGGGTCATGTTTCATTAGGGTCGGATTGTCATATACGCGAGATGGAATGAAGACCCTCTCCCTACCAGTAACGGGATCAATATACTCTTCATTGCGGGCGACATCTACAAACCTCTGCTTTACCCACATATGTCCGACACCGCCGGGATTAGTTGTGCAAAATATTTGTGGAATGAGACCCTTTACCGTTGAACGGCATGTAGAGATAAGCCTAAGGTAGTGCTCCTCTTCAGGTATGATAGTAAGCTCTTCAATAAGGATCTTGTGATATTCATGACCTAAGTATTTATAGGTAGCATCACTATCTGCAAGGTGACCAGTACGTATCTTTGCCCCTGATGGGAAATTAAACTCGGCGGGATTCCCGGTTACCTTAACACCTAAGCTCCTATAGAATTGTCTCGCTCTATCAATCCAATCTCGTAAGTCATCATAGTTCCTACGAATAACCAGACCCCTGTATTTAGGGTTCATCAGGTAATTGGGTTCTATCATCCAAGCTAAGCCAGCTTCAGTCTTACCACCTCCGCGAGCACCTCCGTATAAAACTTCAAAGGCTGTCTGCTGAAGGGCGATTGTCTGGGCTCCCTCATGAGGTTTCCATAATATTTTTTTGTTATCAATAATCATGTGTTATTTTTTAAAAAAGAGGGGGGGTTACAGAACATAAAAATGTCTGTGAGTGACTAACTAACACATATAAGCGGATACGGGCGGATCTCACCGGGGATAGGGGGGTCGGTTTTGCCCCTTTTTATCCTGCGGGGAAGGGACAGTCTCAGAGGACAATCTCACCCAATTATACATAATGCTTATTATACATCAATTGAATGTTCACGCCTCAGCACTACCATTAAGAATTGTATTTACGGTTGATTCGGCTACCTTATCTATCTCTTCCCTTTTGGCTAACCTAACCCTCTTCTCTGGTAATACAATGACACCTTGAGTCAATTCACCTTGTACTTCCATCTCAATAGCCTTGAGGTGAGGAGCTATCCTGTCTACCATCATCTTTATAGCCGTCCATTGATTTGTATCGCCATCAGTCATAGCTGTATCCATTATCTTTTGTAGCAATACTGGTGTTTGAGGATGCTCCCTGATCCACATTCCCCATGACTTTGCCAAGTTTTCCTTTTTCTTCATACTTTCTCGCTCCAAAAATTAAAAAATGTGCATGGTAAGGGTACAATAATAGCTTACGAAATGTCTCTAAACTAATTATTCAACAATCTTTTTCACGACCAACAATACAAACTATTTTCATCATTACAATAATAATGCTTGCAACAAATGTTACAACAGTTATACCTTTCTGGTGAAGTTATTAGACAATTAGATGGTTTTGCCCGGTGCATCGAGGGAATACTCCTCGACAAAACCTTGAGGATGTCCCGAGGGACAGCATCCAATAAGTGGTCGAGAAGGAAATTGAAATGTAATTCAACGCGAATGAATCAATGACCGGCTTACTGAGCAGAGTAGCCTCAGGTAGTTGCAGATTAATATAAAGTTTGAGTTGGCGGTTATTTCAATACTATAGATGACCACTATAATACCTAATGTTTGTGTAGGGCTGGAACGTGTAGACGTTATTCAGTTCACTGCTGACCAGCCCACTACGACACAAAGTCGTTACACAAGAAAACAACAGGAGACTAAAATGAAAATAACTCATAACAACATCGATGACCACGAAGATCACCAAAAGATTTGGTTAAGATTGTCCAATGGAGACCAAGTATTGGTTTATGACAATAAGGATGGATATGGCAGTGTTGAGATCGTAAGACATGACCACAATCACAAGTCTGAAGTGAAATCTTCAACAGGAAGGGCTCATGTTCTTGGAAGAGGAAGAATAAATAAATACAGGAACACGCTAACCAAAGATAGGGAGATTTTTATTAGTGAAGGTGGTGAGGATGAGTATAGACGAACGTCTATCGAGTTAACGCACTTTTACCCAAGGTAGATAACCCGAACGGTTCAAGAGGGTGGTTCGATTCCACCCTCGGGTTCTACAGCACAAGCTGTAACACACAAACAAAAGAGGAGATATTATGAAACTTGACACACGAGAGCAGTGGCTACATGAGATTGCTAAGACAATCAATTTGACACTGTTTAAACGGCGTACGATTAGG